ATTATGTACTCAAAATATATTCTAAAGGTTTTTGCAAATAGTTATAAAGAATGATGTTAAACAAAATGAATACATAATCTTTTTTATTTGGAGAATATATACAAAATGTTAAAAGTTATAGAAATATATAATATAGGCTTTGCTACTCAAAATATATTCTTAAGGTTTTGCAAAATATTCATAATAATGCTACCAAATAAAATGTGTAGAGTAGCGTATAATTAATTAATTTCAAGAATATATAGAAAAAGTTTAAAAGTTATAGAAATATTAAATATAGGCTTTGCTACTCAAATTGTATTCTTAAAGTTTCGCAAAATATTGTTTATAATGATGTTAAATAAAATGAGTACATAATTAATTTATTATAAGAAAAATATAGAAAAGTTATAGAAATAAATAAAAAATATCATTAAGGTTTTGCAAAATAGTTGTTAATGATGCTACTTAAGGAAAATGTGTTGAGTAGTGTATAATCTTTTTATTTTAAGAGAATATATAGAAAAAGTTTAAAAGTTATAGAAATATATTATATACGATACGCTATTCAAAATATATTCTTAAATATTGGCGAATTTGTTATAATGAATGATAACGAATTAAATGTGTAGAGTAGTGTATAATATATTTTTTCATAGAATTTATAGAAATGTTTAAAGTAATAAAAATATATAAAAAGTATTCCTAAAGATTGGTGAAATATTGTTAATAATGGTATTAAATAAAATGAGTAGCATAGCCTACATAATTAATTTATTATAAGAGAATGTATAAAATGTTGAAAGTTATAGAAATATAAAATTATGTGCTACGCTACTCAAATTATGTTCTTAATGTGCTTAATGTTTTTGCAAAATATCCATTATAATGGTAATAAATAAAATGAGTACATAATTAATTAATCTTAAGAATTTATAGAAAAGTTTGAAAGTTATAGAAATATTAAATTATGTACTCAAATTGTATTCTTAAGTTTTTGCAAATAGTTATAAAGAATGATGTTAAATAAAATGAGTACATAATCTTTTTATTTGGAGAATATATACAAAATGTTAAAAGTTATAGAAATATTAAATTATGTACTCAAAATATATTCTTAAGGTTTTTGCAAAATGTTGTTAATAATGATGTTAAATAAAATGAGTACATAATTAATTATTTCCAAGAATATATAGAAATGTTTAAAATTTATAGAATTATGTAATATACGCTACGCTACTCAAATTGTATTCTTAAAGATTTGTTAAATATTATTAGGAATGATGATAAATAAAATGAGTACATAATTAATTAATTTTAAGAATTTATAGAAAAGTTTGAAAGTTATAGAATTATGTAATTATGTACTCAAATTGTATTCTTAAGGTTGTGCAAAATAGTTATAAAGAATGATGTTAAATAAAATGAGTACATAATTAATTAATTTTAAGAATTTATAGAAAAGTTTGAAAGTTATAGAAATATAAAATTATGTACTCAAATTGTATTCTTAAAGATTTGTTAAATATTATTAGGAATGATGATAAATAAAATGAGTACATAATTAATTAATTTTAAGAATTTATAGAAAAGTTTGAAAGTTATAGAAATATATTATTAAGGTTTTTGAAAAATAATCTTAAAAATGGTAATAAAAAAAATGAGTAGAAAAGCCTATAATTTATTTTTTTAAGAGAATATATAGAAAAAGTTTAAAAGTAATAGAAATAAATAATTATGTGCTAGGCTTTTCAAAATATTCATAATAATGCTACCAAATAAAATGAGTAGAAAAGCCTATAATCTTTTTATTCCATGAGAATGTAGAAAATGTTAAAAGTTATAGAAATAAACAATATACACTACGCTAATCAAATGTGTTCTTAAAGATTCGCAAAATATTACACATACAATGTATAGTATATATATGTTATAATAAAACAAAAAAATGATTATACATCATTTAATTATCCTTATCAAACAACATAGAACTGATATAAGATATACAGATAATCTCGATAAAAACAAATAATGGCTATGACAAAACAGGCTATAAATTCAATGGCGAAATACTTCTTGATGGAAAACATTTTTGTCGATTGCTATATATTTGAATATATTGAACAAAAAACAACAAAAGAAATATTTGATGATGACGAAATATATAATGATATTAAACCTAGGCGAGGCAAAGACATTGTTAAAATCATAGGAGGAGACATTCCCGAACAAGTCATTATAGACGATGCTAATACTCTAGGAAACAAGTTTACTTTATATTTCTCTAATCATGGAATGAACAATATACAAGAAGATGATACATCTAAAATATATAGAGACTTATTTGCAATGAATGAGGACGAAAATGCCCCTTATTGTATGCCTGATATGTATGGTGATGTTGAAACATTAGTACGATATACCGAGATAATCCCAATATCTTTGTACAAATTAGAATTATAAAAAGGTTATAGCACAATTTAATATCATCTATAAAATATTTATTATATATTTTTTATATAAATGAAAAGCAAAATTATAACTGTTGATAAACTACTTTCTACGTGGGTAATAATATATTCTATTGGATATATTCTAAATATTTTTTCATATAACCCAATCATATTATTATTTATATCTACAATTTTTTTTATTATAGGAATTATTATCATTTTAAAGAATTATAATGAAAATACAAGATTACTGTATTTTATTACAATTAATGTAATAATAAAAGTACCATTAATATTATTAATATTGCAAAAAAATATAAAAACAATAGATATTGCTTTTACATTAATATTTATAACAACATATATGATTTATATATTTTTACTAAAAGAAGATATTGTAAGTATTTATAAAGATTTGTTAGATAATATAATAGACAATACGAAAGGGAGAAAAACAAGTTTATATTTATTATTTAAAAGACTTATTACTTAATAAGTTTATATCCTAAAATATTGTCGTCATACATTTTCTTAATAACCTTATGTAAATTTAATACATCATATTTCGAATTGTGTGCTTTTTCAATACTTTCATTAAAACAAAATACATAAAGTTCATTTAGTGATGGATTTTTATTTTTTCCAAACTTATTAATAATTTTTACAATATTTTTACAATGTTTCATAGTACATAACAACTCTTTTTTTTTAAGTTCAGCAATGATATCAAATCTTTTTCTGCGATATAATTCTGATAATATAACATTAATATCAAAAGCAATATTATGTGTTATAATATGAGTTGTTTTTTTAATAGCTTCGTATAATTTATCAATTGCCATTGTAAAGTCAACGCCATTATCTGATATTTCATTCGTTATTCCATGAAACTTGTCATTTTCAATTGTAAAACCTTCGCGTTTAATAGTATAATCTTGACTTTCCATAAAATTAAAATTTTTATCTGTTACAATAAACGATATTTGTACAATACGTGCTGTATCATAGCATTTTAACTTATTATATTTAGGATATTCTCCCCAATGCATATTTGTAGAATCGGGCAATCCATTTGTTTCGGTATCAATAAATAGAGCAGCCATTATTATATTATAATAAACTAATATTATAAAATAGTATCAATTTTTTATAATATCTGATAGAACATTTTTATAAAAATATTTTACAAGAGTTTCCCATCTGTAATTTTTAAGAATATTTTCTCTTCCGTTTTTTCCGTGAAGATGTCCTAATCCTGGATTGCAAAAATATTTCCAAAATCCTAAAGCAAACTCATGAGGGTCTGTTATTTCTACTTTACCGCCTATACCTACAGATTTATTATCCAAATAATGATATATAGATGACTTTATAGGTGTAGAATTGTTATCATCAATATATTCGCGTATTCCACCAACAAAAGAAGATACCTGTGGTTTTCCCAATCCAAGACATTCAAAAACAGTTAATTCAAATCCTCCACCATTGCAATTATTACATCCAACATCACAGCAATTATAAAGAATATTAATTTCTTTATCTGATAATTGTTGTGGTGTTGAAACTTCTATAATTGTATTTTTAACATAATCTAAAGGAACATTTCTAAAAATTACTTCGTTTTCTAAAACATCCATTAGATTCCAATACGCATCTATTTGTGCCCCGATTATTAATTTTATAGGTCTTGATGTATATTCATTTACGATATAATCTTTATTATTTTTAAGAACATTAACATTATAATGCATTTCTACAAATTCAACCCACGCAATAATTGTATGATCCCAGCATTTACGAGGTTGATTTCTATTTAAGTTTATAACCATATAATCATCTTCATTATAATTAAAATAAGTTCTTGCAATATTTTTTGGAATAGGATAATATACTTCGGTGTCAAAACCGTGCGGAAATACATAAATAGGCATTTTTTCACTAATTCCTAATTTTCGTGCTATATCTTTCCAATAAGGCGTAAAAGCAATAATTCCGTCATAATATATATTTAGAATTTCAATATAAGATTTTTTTTGATAAGGATATACTTGATCCATATATGAAATTAGTTTATAGTTTTTTCTCTCATCACCACCACATTCATTAATAATTGTACTTGTTATCGCCGATGTTATAATACTATCATTAAAAATAATTATAATATCTTGAGGATTTTTTTTAATAAAGTCTCCTATTTCCAATTCTCCAAAACCATTTCTTGCAGGTTCTTCTGTAGCCATCGCATCATGTATTTTAACAGAGGACGGAATACCATTTCTTGATTCTTTACAATTCGTATTAGATACATTTTGAAATCCATAAATAGTTAAATCAATATCTTCATATTGACCAAGATATTTTGATATATAATATATAACCTTTGAATATCCATTACTTGTACCTATAGGGTAAGTTCCGCATATCATAATTCTTTTTTTCCCATTTTTCGAAGGATACCACCAACTATCTTTTTTTATTATATTTTTTAAAGAATCGCTTCCAATTACAATTGATTTATCAACAAGATCGTTTATATTTAAAAACATTATTGATAAATAGAGTTAAATATTGTAATAATGTAAATCTTTATATATATCATTTTATGTGTTAGAACGAGGTAATAATGTCATATCGTAATTTGAAATAGATGGAGCATGATATGATTGTGTTGAAGGCATTTGATTGTATAGATTATTTTGCAATGGCATTTGATTTCGGATATATGGTTCTAATATATTTACTGTTCGTTTCATACCTATCTGTATAGAGGTCTCTACAATATAATCGCATAAGAAAATTATTAGTATTCCAAATAATAAAAAAGCAAAAAATGTTATAAATGTATTCATATAATTATATTTAGAATCATTATTATCATTAACATCTTTAACATATTTAACATCATTTTCATTTTTAACATCTTTATATACGATAACCTCTTTAACATCATTTGCCGCAATAGGGTTTATAGTTTCAACATGTTTGTAAAAATTATTATGCCCATTTCTACCAATATCATTTGATTCATTAAGTTGATTTAATATTGCATTTTTTTCATCATTATTTATTTTTGCTTCCAAGTTTTTCAAGTAAAGTAATGCTTCGTTTGCCTTAATTTTTTCTGCATCGCTTAAATTATATTCTTTTGTACTTAATAAATTATTACCAAATGACGATAATTCATTAATGTTAGAATATTCACTTGTATTATTATTTGTATATGAGTTTTTATTTGTATTTGGCATATATTGACTTTTTTTCATATTTGAATTATATTTTACTTCATCAACTAAATTATTTATATCAAAATATTGTTCAAAGTCTTCGTCGTAATAAGGCATAACATTATCCTTGTGTATGTCAGTTACATCATTATTATTTATTGTGTTAAAATTTTCTTGGGTATATACATCCATTACTTTTTTTAACTCTTTTTTACATTCTCCGGATACAGGAACGGTATATGAAGGTGCTTGTAATGGTGCACAACTTCCACCCATAGTTTTCATATATTGGTTATAATCAATTATTTTATCATTATCCAAAACCTTTTTATTAGAATCCATATGAGATGGTCCTTGATTATTTGTGATTTCATTTTCTCCTCTTTTTCTTATATTTAAATCGTTTGAATGTTGTTTTTTAGCAGTGTTTTTATTGCTTTTTCCAAAACTATCTATATTATACGCTTCTTGTAAAGTTGAATAATTCATTATATAAATAATTTATGATGTTATTCTCTCTATTATACAAAAAGGAAAGAAAAACAATAATAAAATATTTATATAATATAATTGTAAAGAACAATAATGAAAGATATTGATTTAGATATAAATATGGTCTTTAAAGGGATTATTACTGGATTTTTAATAGCATATTTGCTAATATTAGGATTACGACCAGCAGCTGCATATCCTGATGATATACTTGAAATTATTGATAACCCTTGGATATTTTTAATTCTATTTATAGCAAACTTATATATTTTACAATGGGACTTTACAATTGGGTTATTGTTTTCATTGTCATTAATAGCGTTAATTTTAGATATAATAATTTTCACAGAAGGTGAATTTTTTACAGAGGCATCTATAGTAATAGCTAAAAATACTGAAAAAGATATTAATAAAGATAATAAAGATATTGAAAAACTAACTATTGTAAAAGCAGAAAAAGGATACAAAGATATAAATGATATAATAATAAATAAATTGAAATTTTTAAAAGATTTGAATGATAAATCCGATAGTATAAAAACTATAAGTTCTTTCATATAAATATATTCTTCGTAAAAAATAGTATAATGTCGTTTTTTCCAAGTATAGAAGGAATAAGTACATTAGAGCCATTATCTATGCTTTTTATTGTACTAGTTCAAATTGGTGGAAGATATTTAAGAATTGAACTTACACCTGCACAACAAAAGTTAATAAATAACCCAATATTTCAAACTATTATATTATTTTGTATAATATTGATGACAACTAAGTGTATAGTTAAAAGTTTTATTATTGTATTTGTTATGTACATATGTGTTAATATTTTATTTAATGAAAATCATAAATATAATATATTATCAAAAAAATGGTTATTGGATGAAAAAATTATTAATGGAAATGCATACAAACCTTTAAAAGATTTGTATATAAAAAATATGTCTAATGTAATATAATATATATATGATAAATTTAAAAAAAAATATATTTGTTGAAAATATTACATTAGAAGATGTTTTTGAAAAAATATACAACTCTAAAACAGAGAACATTTCCCCTGTATATGATATAAAAGAATGGGAAGTTGGAGAATGGAATGTTAAAAAAGGAGTTATGCAAAAAAAAGAAGATATTTACATATATGTTGAATCTATGCCCGAAAAGATAATTGATTATATAAATGAAGATGAAAAATATTTACGGATGATTATTAAACATAAAATAAAAACAAATGGCTCAAAATATAAGAAAATCAAGAGTAGAATTACGATTAGTAACTTTAAATTAATATATAAAGAACTTATTAAATGTTTTTCTTTGATAAATATAGTTAATGATGTGGAAATAATTGAACACTGTGATAAACGAATAGAGGTTTGTATAAATACGCGAATAAATATCAATTTGCCTGATAAAGATACTTATGAAAAATATATAAATGAAATTTTTATAAATATTATAAATAATATTGAAAAGAATATATATTTTTAAAATACATATAAGGATAAATTATATAGTATGTACAAGGGGGGAAACCTCTTGCTGCTATAGCTCAGTTGGTTAGAGCACTCGGCTGTTAACCGAGTTGTCGCAGGTTCAATCCCTGCTAGCAGCGAATTATTTTTACAATCTTATTAAAAATAAGAATTATATCCATTATTATTAATAAGAATTATGGAAACTGAAATCATTGAATATAAAAATATAGATAAAATTATGGAAAATATAAATATTACATCGTTAAATAAAATATTAAACGATACTGATAAAATATTGATTAACGATAATACTTTTTACTTTTCAATTTTATTTCCTGATATGGGCGATAAAGTATCGCAAAATATAGATAAATGTTTAAAGAACACTTTCTATGAAAAAGGATTGGATTATTCATCTCTTTTAAAAAGTAATATTCCGTATATGAATACATATAAAATAATTTTTGCACTAGATAAAAAAAAATATATTATCATTGAAGATATTGATGTACTAAACTTTTTAAATCGCGAAGATAAATTATTAAATATGTTTGTTGATATTATTGATAAATGCGAAAAAGATTATCGTAGAATAGATGAAATATTGTATAATATTAAAAAAAAAGTAACATTTATTAACTTTTTTGATAGTTATCATATTATCGAATATACTGATAAATTATTGCTTTATACCTTAAATTATAATAATCTAATTAAAGATATGATTATGGTTACATCCCGTATGGTAATTGATGTTGATTATGATAAAACAAAAAATAAAGATCATATAATATTTAAAAATAGGATTACAATATTTAAAAATAATATTGATAACCTACATAATAATTTAGAGCAAACGCGTAAAGGAACTATGCAAAGAATAGCATATTTAGATTCGGGAACATCGAGGATATTGACGATAGTTGCATCTATATTTTTACCAACCAGTTTTTTAATTTCTATATTATCTATGCCCCATAAAGGGGTTCCTTTGCGAAACTTATGGTATGGTTATTATATTATATTAACAATTATAATGATAATTTTTATTATATCATTTATATATTATTATAAAGACTTTTTAATAATTTATAATAATAATTCATAAAAATTTACTATTTTTTTTAAAAAATTGATAATTATAAAATAGTTTAAACATAAGACGAGTTATTTTAACTACTATTATTAAGAGATATGTCTATTTATCCCGAACTATCATATAACGATCAAAAGGTTGAAATCCAAGATGTCACAGGTATTCAATTTAGTGTTTTAGGACCCAATGAAATCATTAAAAGATCGGTTGTCGAAATCAACAAAACAGACACATATTCCGGAAGCGAACCTATCGTTGGTGGTTTATTTGATTCCAGAATGGGTGTATTGGAGCATAATCGCAGATGTTGCACTTGTGAGCAAAAAAATATATTTTGCCCAGGACATTTTGGGCATATTGTTTTAGCAAAACCAGTATTCCAAGCTATGTTTTTCGATATTGTCAAAAAACTACTAAATTGTGTATGTTACAAATGTTCAAAATGTTTGATTTCGCCCGAAACTACTCATAAAGACTTTAAGAATGATATGGTTCGCATATTATCTATTAAAAATAATCAAAAAAGATGGGACGCTTATTACAGATTATGCAATACAACAACAAAATTGCGTGTTTGTGGTGATGATGGAGTTGTCGGGTGTGGTGCTGTTCAACCTACAAAGTATCAAAAAGAAAATGCAATGAAAATTATGGCGGAATGGAAAGATAAAAAACAAGAACCTCCGTTGGATAAAATTATACAAGAATTTACAGCTGAAGATATTCTTAGGATATTTAAACGTATAACTGACAAGGAAATGGATATGATGGGCTTTAATCCAAAGTGGAATAGACCGGAGTATATGATTTGTACTGTTCTTCCTGTTCCACCTCCCGCGGTTAGACCAAGTATTATTGAGGAAAATGGACAACGTCGCGAAGATGATTTGACTCATAAATTGAGTGATATTATTAAAACAAATAATAGTATTCGCGATAAGATTAATAAAGGTTCTTCTGAAGATACTATTAAATATATTACTATGCTTCTCCAATATCACGTATTTACATTTGTAAATAATCAAATTCCTGGTTTAGCCCCTTCTCAACAAAGAAATGGTAGAAAACTTAAATCGGTATCAGATCGTATGAAGAAGAAAGAAGGGCGTATTCGCGGTAATCTTAATGGTAAGCGCGTAGATCAATCCGCTAGGTCTGTCATTACGCCAGATCCTTATATTAGTATTGACGAATTGGGAGTTCCTATCAAGGTTGCTATCAATATTACATTCCCAGAAATTGTTAATGAATATAATATTGATAAAATGCGAGAATTGATTAAAAATGGTTCAGACAATTGGCCTGGTGCTAAATATATTAAAAAGGAGAATATGACAACTAATCTTAAATATTCACAAGATTTAGAAGTTAATGCTAAAGAATTAAAGCATGGTGATATAGTTCATCGTCATCTTACAAATGGAGATTATATTCTATTTAACAGACAGCCTTCTCTTCACAAGATGTCAATGATGTGTCATAAGGTTGTTATTATGCCTTTCCAAACATTTCGTCTTAATGTCCTTGATACTCCTCCATATAATGCTGACTTTGACGGAGACGAAATGAATTTACATTGCCCACAAAGTGTTCAAACCATGAATGAATTAATGGATATTGCAGCAGTTCCATATATGATTTTAGCACCAAGAGATGGTAAGCCTATTATTGAAGTTGTACAAGATACTTTATTAGGATCTTTCAGATTAACAAAAGATATTACTAAAATTCAAGATAAAACATTAGCCAATATTCAAATGATTAATAGTTATTTTAAAGGTTCATTACCTGAACCAGATAAAAACTATATGTATTCAGGAAAAGAAGCATATTCGCAAATATTACCACCTGGTCTTTTCATTAATAGAAAAAATAAAAAAGATGAAAAGTTTATTATTAACAATAGTAATATTGAATCAGGTAATCTTGACAAATCTGTATTTCATGGTATCTCTACAGGATTAATACCAGTTATTTATCATGACTATGGACCTTTCGAAGTTCGCAAGTTTCTTGATAATACACAGAGACTTATTTGCAGATGGTTGCTAACATCAGGATTTAGTGTTGGTATTAGCGATTTAGTCACAGATAAAGAAACAGATGATAAACTTAAAAACAAAATTAAAGAAATGAAAAAGAAAGCATATGATAAACTAGATGAAATTCGCAGAGGAACAATTGACAACAACAGTATTTTCAATAATGAAGAATATATCGAGAGAGAAATTATTGGTATTCTAAATGAAACTACGAGCGAAGTTGGTAAAATTGGATTATCGCAAATTGACGAAACAACAAACAGAATGATTAATATGGTTAAATCAGGGTCTAAAGGAAAAGAAACAAATGTAGCACAGATGATTGCATGTGTTGGACAACAAAATGTAGATGGAAAAAGAATTACTTATGGTTTTACTGATAGAACACTCCCGCATTTTACAAAATATGATGATGGACCCGAAGCAAGAGGTTTCGTTAAAAACAGTTTCATTTCAGGGCTAACACCACAGGAGGTATTCTTTCATGCTATGGGTGGACGCGAAGGTCTAATTGATACAGCTGTTAAAACATCTGAAACTGGTTATATTCAAAGAAGATTAGTAAAAGCAATGGAAGATTCTAAAATATATTATGATAATACTGTGAGGACGGCAAATGGTTCTATTATTCAATATCTATATGGTGAAGATGGTATGGATGGTTGTAAAATAGAGGTTCAATTTATCAACACAATTGATATGAATACTATAGAGATTGATCAAATGTACAATTTAAAACCGAGTGATAATGCAAGTGTTCATATGACAAAAGAAGCATTTGATACAATAAATGCAAATACATATGCAGAATGTTCAAATCATTTTGATAAAATGCTTGAAGATAAACATTTTCTTATTAAAAACATTTTTGCTGGAGAAAAGAAAAAGGTTATTAATTATCCAATTCCATTTGAACGTATTATTAATACAGCTTCTAATAGATTAAAGTCTATTGGTGTTTTGGCTATTAAAACAGATTTAACACCCGACCACGTATTAAATACCATATTAAAACTAACAAAAGACCTTTATATTAAAGATACTATCCAAGGCATGTTATATTTTAATATACTATTAAGAATTCATTTAAATCCTAAAAAACTTATATTTCATTTCCATTTTACAAAAGATATATTTGATTGGATTGTATCGCAAATATATGAACATTTTAATCAAGCGATTGCACCAGCTGGTGAAATGGTTGGTATTGTAGCAGCACAAACAATTGGTGAATTAGGAACACAAATGACACTTGATTCATTCCACGTATCAGGAACAGCGGCGGCTGTTAAGGCAACATCAGGTGTTCCACGCCTTAAAGAAATTCTATCAGCTACTAAAAAAACTAAAACTCCTACACTGATAATTTACATGAAACAAGATGTAGCGAGTATTGTAAATCCAGAAATTAATGAAGATGGAGATGTAACAGACGAACGTATTAGCATAACAAAAAATCATGCTATGCATATTAAGAATACTATTGAAATAACAAAGTTGGCTGATATTCTACAATATAGTGAAATATATTGGGATAATGGCGAATATTATGAAACAAATATAAGCGAAGACCAAGGAATTATGAAAATATACAAAGAATTTGAAGAATTAGAAAGCAATGTATGTAAGGCACGCAGTACATCTCCGTGGGTATTGCGATTAGTATTTGATAAAACTAAAATGAACTTATTAAATATTAAGATGATTGATATATACACTAAAATAAACTCTTCTTATGACAAATATGTAGATTGTGTATATAGCGACGATAATGCTGAAGAATGTATATTCCGCATTAAATTAACAGAAATAGCATTGAAAGATATTGATGATAAAGACGAAATTGCAACTATTAAAGCAATTGAGCATAATATCGTATATCAAATATTATTAAAAGGATACAAGGGTATTAAAAAGGTTTCATTAAATAAGAAGAAATATACTAAATATAATGAAGAATCTAATAAGTTTGATAATATTGTAGAATGGGTTCTTGATACCGACGGAACAAACTTAATAGATATTCTTGCAAATCCAAATATTGATTCAGCAAGAACTATTTCAAATGATATTCGCGAAATTTACGATACTCTCGGTATTGAAGCTGCGAGAAACGCGTTGTATAAAGAGCTTATAGCGGTTACAAGCGAAGGTTCTATGAATTACAGACATATGTCTCTATTGATAGATACAATGACTTATAAAGGACAATTAATGTCTATTGATAGACACGGTATTAATAGAGGTGATATTGGACCATTGGCTAAATCTTCGTTTGAAGAAACTACTGATATGTTAATTAATGCAAGTATATTCTCTGAATATGATAAAGTAAATGGAGTATCAGCAAATGTTATGTTAGGACAACAACCACCTTGTGGAACAGGTGATAGCCGTATTTTAATAGATGAGGAACATATGAATGAATTATTAAAAGATGTTGTTAATAAAAAAGTTGAACTATTTGAAATTGATGAAGAAGATGAAGAAGAAGATAATGGAGGATGTAATGAAGATGATTTACAGGTAAAGTTTGATTTAACGAAGAATGATAGTAGATGTTATAAAATACCAGAACAAAAAGTAAAGTTTATATAAGATTTGTATAATGTGGTTATATTGAAGATGTAGAAACAGAAGATAAATAATTAGAAGATTTGCTATTATCTAATATTTTATCTTTAATTTCATCAGGACTATCTCCCAATTCCATATAAAAATATTCATTATATTCAATATTCTTAACTATATAATAAGAAATATGCGTTTTTTCTATTTTTCTATAAAGTATTAGTAATGGTCTTATTAATATATCATCTGTAGCACGATAAATTGTTGTAGTTATATTCAAATCTTTATCTCCCGCTCTTTTATCAACATCAATCCCTTTTCCATATTCTGCACGATTATGTATTATTAATATTGAAATGTTAAGCATTTTTGAGATGTTAAATAATATTATATCACTTGGATATGACAATAAATTGTTTTGTAATATGTTTTTAATTATTTTTTTTCTTTCATTTACATCACTTTTATCAAAATATGTTTCATTAAATATACGTAATGTTTTAAATGTTTTTTTTGTTTTATTAATATTGTTCATTTCAGCAACATATGTATTATAAAAATGAGGATCTTTAAATAACGCCCTTATTCTTATTTTTTTCTTTTTATCTTTACTATTTGATGAAAATACTTCTGTATAATATGTATTAGACTTTTCTTTTATTTCTTCATATGATATAATATCAATATTTAATTTGGAAGATAAATAATTGAAAAGATAATTTAATGATGAGTGAGTGTAATTGTGTTTAATATATCTCAATTTATACCAGATTTTTTTCTTATATTTTGTCCATTTAGTATTCAATATAATCTCTTGACCATTTAAAACATCTGGTAAAGCAAGTATTTTAATAGATGTTTTATTATTATCGAATAATTTGTACTGGTCAATATGTATTTCACTTTCAAGTTCATTAAATCCATTAGGTAATGCTTCGTGATATTTTAATATTTTTTTTGGTATTTTATTAGATATACTATATTGTGTAAATATCATTTCATCAACACACTCGGTTATGTTATTTGATAATTCATTGATATAATCGTATTTGACATGTAATAAAGAATTATTATACCATTTCTTAATATTAGAAATAGATGTTAATGGTATTTCCTCCAATATTATTTGTATTTTTTTAAGTTCTTTACTATTATATTTACCAGTATTAAATTCATCCAATAATGTTTTAATAATATTTTTCTTTGTATTTTTAGATAATTGGATATAATATTCTTCAGTATATTTTTTACTCAACAATTTATTTTTTATCATAGTTCGTAAATCTAACCATGTTTTCATTTCAATATTATCTTTTTCTACATATTTGTGATAATCGTCTTTTGTACCTATTGGTATAAACTGATTATTATTATTAATAATATTATCGTCGCTTATAATCAATTTATTTTTCATTAATATATCATTTTGAAGTATAGAAATACCAGTATCTAATGTAAAGCCAATTTCATTTATTTTCTCAATTTTTTCCTTATATTTAAGATAACCTTCTTTCAATATTTTTATTGTATATTCTTTTCCTATAATATCTTCGTGAAAAACTACATTATTTATATTAAAACCTTTTATCAATGCTTGTAATATAACAATAGATTGTGGTTTAAATCTTAAAATCATATTATTTTTTAACATAATTTTATCTATTGTAAAGTCGCTATTAATTATTAATGTTTCAAACCTAAATAATTCACTTTTATCATTTATCAATTTATTTAATACTTTTATATTTTCTCTATTATTAAAAATACTAATATCATACCTTATAAAGTTATTTTTCTCGGCACATTCCATTAATATATTCCTAATTAATGGGTGATTATCTAATAATAATATTTTTTTATCTGTTTTCATATTAATAGCTCTTGTAACAAGAGGTTCGTAAAAATTATTTTCTTTAACTATCATAATCATTTTAACATTTTTATCTAAACTTGGTTCTACATCAATAAATCTCGTATAATAAGGGCATACCATTTTAATATCAATATTATCACCTTTTTTATCAATCTCCCATAAAACAATAAGTCTTTTAAAAACAATTGCTATTAGAGAATATAAATATTGAATACCTTTATCGAATGGATAATTGTCGGCTGACAAATATGTAATATATTTTTTATAAGATTTAAAAATATATAATAAACGAGACTTTTTATATAATCCACTTTCTGTTACATCTGATATACTTGGTATATCTAGAAAACTTTTTTCAAATCTTTTATTATATTCTATAAACTCTTTATATAATTCAATATTATCATCATATATCATAGGTTTTATATCTATAAAGTCTTTGCATACATTTCCATTATCAAGAGATATATATGTTATTAAATCTAATTCTTTTACAATTTCGTCAATAAACTCTGTTTTGGTTTTTCCCAATAAATATGATATTGTGTGAATTATATTATCGTATTTACTTGTTATTTTTTTGATATCAATTAACCCTTTTCTCAAAATACATTCTTTCTTATTAATATTATTAGGTGAAGAACAATTTTTTATATAATCATTGTAATTATCTGGATATAATATATTATATAATTCTTTTGGTATGTCTCCATATCTTCCTTTATAAGGTAGAGGAACTTTATTCATAATATAATTTTTATCTTCATCTCCTTTATCTTCGTCATCTTTATCGTCTTTATTTTTCCCCTTATTTTTTTTTATTATTGTTTTTTTCTTGATATCTGGATTTTTTTTACCACAACAAGGTATATTAATATTTTTTATCAAATATGCGTATCTTGGAAGACTTTCATTTTTCATATCTTTATTCATATACATTGGTTCTTCGTTTTCGATAGGACACGTTGGACTTTCTATTTTTTCGTCCAAAGGAATATTACTAATAGGGCACCATAAACGAGGACAGGTATAATGATTTTTATTATCTTCATTTATACCATGTTCTAATACATTATCTAAAAGTTTGTCATATCCTTTAGATTTAAGTTCTTCAAACTCTCTTGTAGATAATACAACGGGTTGATGTTCTCGTTGGCATTTTCTTGATTTGTTTTTATCACGATATAGTTCTTTGTCGGCATTTCGCAATCTATTGATTAAATAATTTTTATTATTGTCTATTTTTACATTTTTTGGAACACCACCCTTTGAATTATATGCATCAACATTATCAATATCAAAATATTCAAAGTCATCTTTAGAAGATGACGATGATGAAGATTTTGACTTTTGTTTAGTTTTATTATTGTCTATTTTTATATTTTTAATAGGGTTTTTCTTTAATATTATTCTTGAATTTTCAATAATTCTTATTAACCAGTGTTTTAAATTTTCTAATTCAAAATAAGTTTTACAATTTTTAATATCAATTTCAAACCCACCAATACCTTTTTTAACAACAATATATGTTCCTTCTATAATTTTAACATTATTATCTAAATTATTATATCCAATATCTCCTATCATTTTAAGTTCATTTCTTACGATAGGTATTAATTCTTGCTTTGTATATCCAAAATTAACGAGTTCTTTTATAATATCTTCTTCCGTCATACCAACAATTATACGAGACTTTATATATGATGTTATATCAAATACACTATTGATAAAGTCGGAAGTTCTTTTATAAGCATAATAACCACTGTTCTTTTTCTTTTCTTTTTTAAATATAATCGCATCGAATACATTTGCATAAATACCTATATTTTTTATCAAAGATGAATATTCCGTGTTGTCGATAATATAATTAATTCTTGTATTTATATCTATTTCTTTAAAGACTAAAATTATATTTAATGATTCTTTAATATAAATGATAAAGTCATTTTTGTCATTAATAATTTTATCCCATATTTTACCATTATCTATTGAATATTTAAAATATATTACCACTCTACCGTTTTTGAATATAGACATTTTTGCATTTTTTCCATAATAGTATATATTGAGACAACCATAATCTTTTACGTTATTAAGATTAAAAATTATAGAGAGTTCTTTTTCATTTTCAAAAGTATGGTATTTAAACAATTTATAAATTACTTTATAATTATCATCTATTAATTGTATTAATTGCATTTTATTATTCGTGTGAAGTTTATCAAAAAGCATCAAAATTGTATCAAAGTTTTCAATTTTTGATTCAAATGATATATTATAATATTCTTCCGAAGAAACCTTAATATTGGAAATATTTTTTTTATATAAACTTATTAATAACTTTTCTTTGTCAATAAAGTCTTTTATATTTTTAGTAAATTCATTATTATTTATTTTTTTTTCAAAATAGTATTTAATATTATATTGAAAGTCTGATAAAAAAACTATATTAACATAATCTCTATTAAATAATACATTATTATCTATAATTTCAATTGGTTCTTTTAATATTTCTGCATTTCTATCATTAGATTTAAATGGATTAATATTATATCCCTTCCATTTAATATTTTTTATAGTAAAAGATATAGGTTTTTTATCTTCGCCCCAACAATAAAAAGGTATAGATAATATATTAGGTTTGGTCTTATTTTCGTATTGTAAAATATAATATGCTATTTTGTTTAAAGCGTCTATATTATTATTATCTTGAAATATATATTCAGGAATAATAGTATAGCTGCTATCATATGTGTTATTAACATTTGTATCAAATACATATTTTTTAATTTCAGTTTCATTAATCCATCTTTTTACATGAACGGCGATTAATAGATCCATTTATATATTATATCTTAATTATTAAGAAGAAAAACATATTATTTTATTGATTTATTAATATAGAAGAGTTCAATTATAAATGACAATTATTGAATCATTAATAACAAAACTTGAAAAAATTAACAATGATATGTTAATAGAAAGGTTAGAAACATTGGAAAGGTTTATGTCGGCAGAAGAAACAAATAGACTTGTAGAAGAGAGAAAGAAAGAGAACTCAAAACAAATTGAAGATATTTTTGGAGAAAAAACAGCGACCATAAAAACAAATGAAAATATAAAAGCGTCCATAAAAACAAATGAAAATATATTAAAAAATGATGATAAAGAAAAAGTTATTGGAGAGAATGATATAATGGATAAGTTTAAATGGGTTATGATAGGTATTGGTGCTTTTGTTCTATTAATATTTATAATAAGTATAATTTATTGGTTTGTGTCATCTTCAGCGGTTCCAATTATTGCGAAAGAACCTGTTGATTATATTGCTAATAATGAAATACAATCAACTACACCAATAAAAATAGATATTGACCCTATAAAACAACCTGAATATTCATATTTTCCAAACTTTTTTCCATATAATAAAAGCAAAGAAACCGATACAAAAATTATGGAAACACGCGAAAATGAAATAAAATTAATGGAAACACGCGAAAATGAAAGATTGATAGAACAAGAAAGGTTGAGGGGGCAAGTTAATGAAAGATTAATTGAAAAAGAAGAAATAAAAAGTCGCGAAAATGAAACATTTAATGAAAATGATAAAAGAGATTTAAAAGATAAATCAAATTCATATTTTTCATTTAGTTATTTTGATAAACCTGTGGAAGAAGATAAATCAAAATCATATTCTAAAGAAGAAAATAAAACAACTTCTAATACGAGCGATGTTGATAAAACAAAATCATATTCAAGTGATGTTGATAAAACAAAATCATATTCAAGTGATGTTGATAAAACAAAATCATATTCTAAAGATGAAGATATAACAAAATCATATTCTAGCGATGTTGATAAAACAAAATCATATTCTAGCGATGTTGATAAAACAAAATCATATTCTAGCGATGTTGATAAAACAAAATCATATTCTAGCGATGTTGATAAAACAAAATCATATTCAAGCGATGTAGATAAAACAAAATCATATTCAAGCGATGTAGATAAAACAAAATCATATTCCAGAGATGAAGATATAACAAAATCATATTCAAGCGATGTAGATAAAACAAAATCATATTCAAGTGATGTTGATAAAACAAAATCATATTCTAGCGATGTTGATAAAACAAAATCATATTCTAGCGATGTTGATAAAACAAAATCATATTCTAGCGATGTAGATAAAACAAAATCATATTCTAGCGATGTTGATAAAACAAAATCATATTCTAGCGATGTTGATAAAACAGATTCCGAAACTTCCAGCGATGAAGATAAAACAGATTCTGAATCTTCCAGCAATGAAGATAAAACAGATTCTGAATCTTCCAGCAATGAAGATAAAACAGATTCTGAATATTCCAGAGATGAAGATATAACAGATTCCGAAACTTCCAGTGATGACGATAATAATACAAATTTAGATAATTTTAAATCATCTTCGATACAAGATACAACAGGAAAGTCAAGAAGTGATTATGGAAAAAAATAGAGAAAATGTATATGAAATAGCTTCTTATAAAAATATCTCATAAAATAATATTGAAATATGTCTTTGTTTTTTCACGAATTATTTTATTCATATATAACCCAAATACAAAACCAATACAAATAAAAAATATAAACATTAAAGAATTAGATATAAAATAATATAAGATATACAATATTACTAAAAATATTGGAGAATAAACTCCTAGTTTTTCAATTAATAAAAATAATAATTCCATTATTCTATAATTAATTATTATTTTAAATAACTAATTTTTTAAGGTGACCTACGCGAATGTCTGTATTTATCATAATATTATAACCAGCCTTTGTAATATTTTTAGAAAAGGCAACATCTTCGCTACAAATGTCTTTTATAATTTTACCATCGTCGCATTCTATAATATGTGTGTCAGAATCAAAATATGGATAACGCATCTTATCGAATACTTCTTTTTTAATTGCCATAAAACCCATCCCACTATATACAACCGGATAATATACAATTGATGTTTCTTTTTTCCATAATTCAATATCGTCCTGTGTAGAAAACTTGAATGTACCATTTTCTTTAAAATGATTTTCATCCCAATCTTTGACAAAAGCAAAATTAACCAAATCTTCCATTCTATACATACCAGATACAACTGGGTGATGGTCGGTACTTTCAATTAATTGAATAATTTGATCTGGTGTAAATATTATATCACTGTCAATAGTTATCCAAATGTCAAAGTCTTGACCATTAAAAGGTTTTTGGTCATGTCCTCTCAATGTATCAAGTCCAAGAGTTTGCATTCTAACAAAAGGAACATAAGAACCACTGGCTGGAGAAATCATAATATCATAACGTTTAGTTTCCCAGAGTTTACTAATCGTAGATGTCCAAGAAATCAGAAACTTAGAACTAAAGTTATCGCCAGGTAATGCAAATACAATTTTTTTATTAGGAAGAACAGGAACATCATCTTTTACAATTGTTTCATTTGAAGTTTTAAGAACATCATCATCTTTTACATTTTTTGCATTAACTACTTTGTCTGCGTAACTTGTCATTTTATATATTCTGTATATAAATTATTTCTTATATCGTTTCAATTAATAAAGTTTTTAAAAAAATTGATATAAAATATAATTATATTATAATAGATAAAAAAAGTAATATATATGTCTTGTAATAATGACATTATATACAATATTGAAATTGATTCTTTGTCAAATCGTTCTAATCAACCCAGAAAAATTAAAAAGGTATTAAAACCTCATCAATTAGCATCTTTATACAAAGCTATACATATGGAAAATATAGGTACAATTAATTATAAATATTTAAAAAATAATAATCTAAATATTGATGATAATTCTTCTTATGAAAATATTAAAATTTCTACAAATATTGGTATTTTAGGAGATATCGTAGGTTATGGAAAAACACTTACTGCGTTATCTATCATTGCCGAAAATCCATTAGAAAATATTCACATCAATCGTGTTATGACATATAGCTTTCATAGCAATAAGGCTTATAATTATTTTACTGCAGTAACTGATAATAAAAAAATACCGGATATTAATAAATTGATAAATTCTACATTAATTATTGTACCACGCGGACCAGTTTATGTTCAATGGGAAAAGACATTACAAAATGATACTACATTAAAATATGTTGCAATAGACAGTTTAATTTATATTAAAAAACACATGCCTGAAAATAAGTTTATAAACAAAGATGATGTTATAAATTATTTTAATCAATTTGATGTAGTACTTATTAAAAATACTACATTGATTAAGTTATTAGAATATTATAGTTTAGACTGTGTAGATAATTATATTACTAGATGGAAACGAATTATCATTGACGAATGTCATGATATTATTAATAAAATAAATATCTTTAGTTATTTATTTATATGGTTGATAAGTGGAACATATTTAAATATTTGCGATAAGATTTCTTCTTCACCATATTCGCAATATTACAATGTTAAAGATATTTTAAAAGAAGATTATATTAATTATTTATTAGTAAAATGTAATAAATCGTTTGTTAGAGAAAGTTTTAAAATACCATCAATAATTGAGAATTATTATTTATGCAAAATGTCTAAATATTTAAATGTTATTAAAAGTTATATTAGTCCAAATATTCTTGAAAAAATTAATGCGAATGATATATCTGGTGCGATCAAAGAATTGGGGGGCAAAAATGAAACAGAAGAAGGTTTTGTCAAATTAATTTGTGCAGATATGAATAAATCTATATTTAATAAAGAAAAAGAGAGAGATTATGTTAATAGTCAAGATATTAGTATAGAAAATAAAACAAATAAACTTAAAATAATTGACAATGAACTAATATTATTGAAAAATAAATTAAAAGATTTAACCGACCGAATTTCTGAAATTGATAGAAAAACTTGTCCGATTTGCCTTGAAACTATTGCAAACCCTATTATATTAGATTGCACACATGTATTTTGCGGTTCTTGTATAATTAAACATCTTGATAATAATATATCAAGTAATGCTATTAGGAAATGTCCTGAATGTCGTGCTGTAATTAATAGTACAGAAAACATGACTGCTATCGTACCCGTTAAAGAAGATATTGTTATAGTTGATAATAAAACTATTTTAGGAAAAGGAATATTAAATAAAGAAGATACATTAATTGAATTAATTAAAAATAACTTGAATGGTAAATTCATAGTTTTTAGCCGTGTTGACTCTTTTACAAAAATTATAGAACTTCTAATGGTAAATAATATTACATACGCATCTCTAAAAGGTCATACAAATCATATGATGAATGTATTAAATAATTTTAAAAATGGAAATACAAATGTTATTTTATTAACTACTCAATATGCTGGTTCTGGTATAGAAATTAATTGCGCGACAGATGTTATTATATTACATTCAATGGATGTAGATAAACAACAAGCAATTGGAAGAGCACAACGTGTTGGACGAACTTGTCCTCTTAAAGTTCATAATCTATGCTATGAACACGAATTATTACTTAATAATCAATTGGTAGAAATATAAAAAAAATATATATAAAATATAAATTCATTCATCCATAATTCTAAAAAGTCTTTTCTTTTTAATTTTAATATCACTTTTAAAAATATTCATTTTTTTTATATATATTTCAACCAATGTATTCTTTATTCTATATTCAGAAGCTAACCTTTGAATATCAAGCTCATTTTCATATTTTGGATAGATAATAAATGATATAACCTTTGCTAATATACTTGAATGTGTTCTGTTGTGTTCTAATGCTATTTTTTCATAACTTTTTTTATTATTAACAGATATTAGTAATTTGTTTGTTTCTTCCATACTCCAATCTCTATAAATATTATCACTAATATTTTTCATATTTTTGATATATAGATATAGTAATGTGTCTTTAATCCTATATTCGGCTGATAACTTTTTAATGTCCTGTTCATTTTCATATTTTGGATAAATAATAAAAGATATAACCTTTGCTAATATACTTGAATGTGTTCTGTTGTGTTCTAATGCTATTTTTTCATAACTTTTTTTATTATTAACAGATAACAGTAATTGGTTTGTTTCTTCCATACTCCATATTTTAGATTTATTTATCATATTATCTTTTTTCAATTCTTGATTTATCTTATCCATTATTATTATTTAATATAATATAATAATCATTTTTTTATGTAATCAAAATATAACTATTTTGCAAATCTTTAAGAGTATATTTTGAGTTGACTAGTGTATATTACATATTTATATTACTTTCTACATTTTCTAAATATTCTTGGAATAAAAAGATTATAGGCTTCGCTTCTCATTTTATTTATTACCATTATTATGAATATTTTGCAAAAACCTTTAGAGTATATTTTGAGTACATAATTTATTATTTCTATAACTTTAAACATTTTCTATATATTCTTGGAAAAAACAAATTATGTACTCATTTTATTTATTACCATTATTATGAATATTTTGCAAAAACCTTTAGAGTATATTTTGAGTACATAATTATATATTTCTATAACTTTAAACATTTTCAAAATATTCTTGGAAAAAACAAATTATGTACTCATTTTATTTATTACCATTATTATGAATATTTTGCAAAAACCTTTAGAGTATATTTTGAGTACATAATT